TTCGCGTATGCTGACGGATATACCTTGAATTTTCTTTTTGCTGCGGCTTTACCTCTAGGACATAGTTTAGTCATTATTTCCTCGCTGTCTGTTTAGCTCTTTTAAAGTTAGCTGCAGTTGGTGCACCTTTAGCACCTTTTTTACGCATTTTACCACCACGTTTTCTTTTAGCATGTATGTTTGCATATAAACCTTTACCAGCCATTATATAATCTTCTTTTTTGTTTTTTTCTTACCGTTAATTACACCTCTGCCTTTTAAAACATCAGCAAATGTAACTTTACCGTCTCCTGTTAAATCAGGAAACTTCTTTTTCTTTTTAGCAGCTCCACCTTTTTTAGCTTGCATTCTAATATTTTGTTTTACTTTTTCTTTTTTAATTTTTCTTTTTGGACCAAAAACTTCAGCTATTTTTTGTGTGTTAGATTTTCTTCCAAACGGATTAGGTGTTCCTTTTCTTAAACCAACTCTACCACCTTTAGCTTTTTCATCATATATTTTAGAGATTTTTTTATTTATCTTTGGTTGATCAGCATTTTTTCTTAATTCTATTTTTTGTTGATCATCTATATTATAATCTCTAAGTATCTCGTCTCTTCTTTTAACAATACTATCTTGAACATCTCTTTTCTTTTTTAAATTTTTTGCTACTTGAACAAAATCTTTTTTAACCTCTCCAGTGGTTTTTTGTGCACCACCTTTAAAAATATTTTTAATTGTATTGTATAATCTAGACATTATTTTTTACCGTTCCTAAAAATTTGTGTACCCTTTATACCATAAATCGACGCCACGACAAGGATCCAGAGGTTTGTGAACCATGACGGGAGCTGCGAGAACATCTCAAAGAACAATTTTACCTTGTCCATCGCTGTCGGGTCATCCGATATGACCGCCCAGGCCAAAATCATGACGGGCGTTGAGAGAATTATCAAAACTGCCTCGTCTTTCCAGTCTGACTGTCGGGCTTCTAACAGTTTTCCCTGGTAAGCTTCGTCACCTCGGGCCATACGTTCAGCATGCATCAATTGTGCATCAGACATAGCCATCTTCGTCTTCTGCTTATTAGCGTAAATTTTACTTCCTGCAGAGACGGCTAATTTAATTGCCGATAACCACATATTAGTACGCTTTAGAGTTTCTTCTTTTCTCTGCTAACATTCTTTTCTGACCGCCAACTGGCA